GCAACAGCTAGCAAGATAGCAGATGCTAATGTCGCTGCTGATATAGCAAGAAACTCAGGTCACGAAAACTTTATTAAATACGGATCTATTGGATATGGAAACCCACTTTCTATAAAGACAGCAAAGGAGGCAAACGTAGATTCAATCGCTGCCGATGAAGCTTTTGGTATAGATCAAGTTTATTTAAACTTTGACCCTGATGCCATGGCTGATTTAAAAGCAGGGGGTTTATACGAAGGCACTGGCTTTACATCTGGTACTGATGAAGATGGTAGTTTATTTACAAAAGGTGCTAAAGCATACAACCCTTACTACATAGATGCTGACGGTAACGTAGTTACAGGTGACGCAATCGCTGATGATTACAGTGGTGATTTAGTTACAGACGACTCTGCCTCTGGTTTTAAATATATTAAAGACTCATCTGTTCCAGGTGGATACAGAATTTCAGCCGACCCAACTAAAAAATTATCTAAGATTGTAGCTGGCGAAGAATCAGCAACAGGGGATGATGGCACTGTTGTCTCTGGATACTTGAACGACAGAAATGAAAAAACTTTTCAGATCCCGACTAATGTTACAAATGTAGACGCTAGCCGATTTGCAAAAGGTGCTGCAAATAAATTAGATCTTCTTACTTGGGTTGAAGACCCTGCCAACGCAGCAGCGGTTGCCGCAGGAGATTATAGTTTTAAGAATAAAGGAGCAGGATTAGTAGATATAAATGGACAACTAACTCATGTCGGTACAACAAAACAAGGTGGAGATGACACCAACTTAGGATTAAAGAAGGGTGAAAAAATTACAATAGTTGATGACACTGGTAAAAAAGTTGGTGTGACTGGAGGAGAAAATGTTACCAACACATACAACACTAGTACCACCACCAACACAGAAAATATAAGCAACATAACTGAAGGAGCTAACAACTATTACTACGGTATGGGCGGCGGTGGCGGTGGTAAAACAATCATCGCAACACCACCACCACCAAGCAAGACAGCAAAAGAGCAGCAGATAAAAGAACCTACAAGAATTATTAATCAAGCACCTAGAAGAGATCAGTATAACAAGATCAGAGGGAGAGGACCAACACAGATTCCTGGTGCTGGTGGTGGCCTTAGTATTCCTGTTGGTTAGTATCAGGCTATTATTAAATAAGTACAGGAATTAATTATGTGCGGTGGCGGTGGCGGTTCTAACAACGACGAAGCAATGAAGGCTCAGGAAGAGCGTCATCAAGAGAATCTTGCTTTGCAAAAAGAACAGATGGAGGAACAGAAACGACAGTTTGAATTAACAAGAGAAGACAATCAGGTTAGATATGTAGAACAAAAGAAGAAAGCAGAAGCTGCCCCACCTCCTCCACCTGAGAAAACAGCAGGTGTTGCTGCTCCTACTTATGAATCCACAAGGAAAGGCAGTGGAAGGAAAGCCTTCCGCACTGGTCGTACAAATAAAACTGCTGGTAATAAGCCCACTCAAACCTCTGCTCATTCAGCCAAAAGTCTTTACATCCCTAGATAAATGGATTTAAATATTAGCCCTATAGATTTAGTTCCAGGCAAAGGAGCTAAAGATAAGAAGAAAGGTACTACCCTCGCTGGTAGATATGACCAGCTAAAAACTAATCGTGATCCTTTCCTTCAAAGAGCAAGAGATTGTGCAAAGGTAACTAACCCTGCTGCCTGCCCTGACTCCAACATGGGAGATCATGGAAAACTTAAGACACCTTGGCAATCAACAGGTGCAATGGGTGTTAGTAACTTACAAAATAAATTAAACCTAACTCTCTTCCCTCCCAACACTCCCTTCTTCAAGCTAGAAATTGACAGCCTTGCATTAAGGATAGAAGAGCAAGGGCCAGAGATTAAGACAGAACTTGACACAGCCTTAGTAAAGGTAGAGCAGGCTGTGATGAATGAGTTAGAAACCATGAGCGCAAGAGCGTCACTTGCTCAGGCATTTCAACAATTAATAGTTACAGGTAATGTCCTTCTCTATGTACAAGAAGACAGGATTAGAGTCATACATTTACAAAACTATTGTGTCGTTCGTGATCCAATGGATCATGTGACTGAGATCTTAGTAGAAGAAGAAGTATATCCTGAGGCATTACCAGATGGATTCTTCCCTGAACAAGAGAAGGAAGACGAAAAACTAGGTCCAATCAAGAAGACAGTAAAGATACATACATGTGTTAAGACTGAGAACGGTATCACTCGCTGGTATCAGGAGTGTAAAGGAAAAGAAATAGAAAATACATACGGCATGTGTCCGATGGATGTGAGTCCTTGGATTGTATTGAGGTATGAGCGACTAGAAAGTGGTGAAGAGTATGGAAGAAGTCATGTCGAAAAATACTATGGCGACTTGACTGCACTTGAATCTTTATACCAAGCATCAATCGAAGCAGCAGCAGCAGCCTCTAAGGTTCTGTTCCTTGTGAATCCCAATGGAACTACTAGACCTCGTACCCTCAGCAGTGCGGCGAACGGTGCAATAGTCCAAGGTAACGCTGCTGATGTGACTGTCGTTCAAGCCCAGAAGCAGGCTGATCTACAAATCACAATGAATATGATTGAGCGTATAGAGCAGAGACTAGAGTTTGCTTTCTTGCTTAACCAAGCAGTACAACGACCAGGGGAAAGAGTTACAGCAGAAGAAATAAGATACATGGCACAAACTCTTGAGCAAACTATCGGAGCTTTCTATTCAATACTTACTCAAGAACTACAGCTACCACTGGTACGCAGATTAATTTACATGTTACAAAAGAAAGGCAAACTACCTGAGTTCCCTAATAGTCAAGAGACAGGTGATCCTTTAGTACAACCAAAAGCAGTCACAGGTCTTGAAGGTATAGGTAGGGGTGATGATATGAATAAGTTAACTGAGTTCTTATCTGTCACTCAGCAAGTACTAGGCCCAGAGATAGCACAACAGTATGTAAATTACGAAGAAGCACTGCGAAGATTGGCAGCTAGTGCTTCAATAGATACGACAAACCTAGTCAAGACAAGTCAACAGCTAGAGCAAGAACGTGCTGCTGCACAAGCTCAACAACAGCAACAGCAGCAAGAGATGCAGATGATGGAAGCAATGAAGTCATCCGCCATGGCTAAAGCTGTTGACAATTACACCCAAGCAGGTTCCCCTTATGGCCCCCAGTTCTCAGGAAACTCCGAAGACGGAGCAGCAGGAAGCATCCCTAACACCGTCCCCGATCT